TTTTGATGCCACAAAATCAATTATTTAAAATTGATTTCTGGATTGATTTTTTCAATATTTTTTTAAAGATTGATTAGGATCAATCTGTGATGCTCAGGGAAGTACTTGTATCTCGGATCACAACTGAGGGCCTAAGCCACGCGCGATCGTCTTCAGGTCAACCTCCGGCCCATCTCAGGTAAGGCATTTCCTCCTTACCCCCACTCCACTCCAAGATAGCATACGAATCGGAGAAAATGCGGTCAAAATGAAAAGAATATAAATTGGAGGCCCGACATTTCGAGAACTAAGAAAAACAGCACAGTGTGAAACACAATGCCCATAACGCAGGGCATCTATGGACGGCTATGCATGGCTCGATGACGCGGGCGTAGCCCGCATAATCATCAGAATTGAAGGCGAACTCGTAGTTCAACAGCGCAGAGTAATCACTCGCTGTAACTCCATAGATGTGACTCAACAATGAAAATTCGTCATTGAATGTCCGATTAACCACAGATGTGTCGTTGGTCATCTTGGGTCGCCATGCAGCCTTCTTGTAAGTGCCCTCAGAAGCTAGAGCTTCAAGAGAGCGTAGGTGTTCCGCATGGCACAACCCGGCGTGGTTGAGTATTTCTATGTGGGCAACAACTTCTGTATCAATTGTGTTCTCAGATCCATCAAGCAACATTGGTACTTCTCTGTCACGAAAGCTGTGAGCCTTAATGTCACGGTAGTACCGCAGAAACTTCCTTGATAGCGACGGCAAAATTCCTGCAAAGTCGAGTGAGCACGCAAGGGTGCTTGAATGATTCCGAGCTGCCAGCAGTCGTCGACACACCCCAATTCTTGAGGCATCTTCCAACATCGGGTGTGTACCGTCCTGTGAGGCAACCTTCAATAATCTCATAGTGAGTCCCGCAAAACTCACCTGATTTGTCGCACAACACCAGTTTCATGTTGTGCCCGTAACGGTCCCATCGAGCACTGAACTCGACGTAGAAGGCATCGTCTTCAGTGCTGGCACTACGCGGGCAAAGGAGTCATCTCCTTCAAAAACCCCCCTCCACCAACGCTTCACTCCACCGACATCAAAGAAATTGGTCCTTGTTTCGGCCAAGAACACCCAAGGCGTGTCGGTGATTGCACACGCCCAGCACACAAAATTGAGCCACCAATTTAATCCGGAAGTGCCTCGGTGGCCAGACCTCCTGATTGACTCATTTCATTGCCTTGGTCTTGTACGCCTTGGATTCCTCAAAATTGAGGTACAATTTGGGCCGAGTGTTAGCCTCAAGGTGACTCAGATTCCACTTTGCTGGGCAAACCTGATATTCGAGTAGCCAATCAATGATCATACTGAGCACAGAATTTTCAATACAATCACGTAGCTCATCGTAGCTCCTTATTGCAACACGTGTCCCAAGCACTGCCGTCACCCTCAATAACACTTCCTTTTTGTGTGCCAGTACTACCATTTAGGTATTCCTGGACGTCGTGCAGAGCCGCTTTCCTCACTCGCTTTTTGATGGAATCTATTCTTAAATTTGTCAAAGATCAATTTCTCCATCACATGATTGCCCAACAGCGCCATAATTTGTCCATCATCACCGTCTGCAATGAGCATCACCGTGGGGGTTTTCCAAGGCGCCATCACCTCGACCTTTGTCGAAGCGCTCTTGTGACCACTTCTTTGACCTGACATATCATAAATCATAAATCTCGCGCATGACCTCCTTCACCTTGTCCCTGGAAAAAACGCTGTAATCTTTGTTTTTGTCGGAAACACTCATATATATATATATATTTACACAAAACACATGAAAACAACATCGGGATTGGCGTCCAATAAAAAAACAAAAACATGAACTTGCTGGCATCAAAAAAAAAGAAACACTTGCAGCTTGGTCCAACTACAATGAGTCACCATTCAATAAGTTGACATTTTTTGAGTCTTCTTCACCTGGGTATATTCTAAGTGAAAGGTCATATTGAAAAAACCAAACCTGAATTTCTCAA